CCTTGCCGGGCGCGGCGGCGATAGTCCCGACACCATCGCAACGCTTGCAAATGGTTGACGGCGACTCATCTATTCCAGTCCTGAGAGTGCCTTCGCCTTCGCAGCGTGGGCACATAACGGGCTCTGGCGCTTTCTTCGCGAATGGAGATGCAGCAATCGACGCATTCAGCGCGTGGCCTGCATTCAATAGGGTGCCGCGATTGGTTACGGTCAGGCTGCGTTTCAGCGCTTCGACCATTTCCAAAGTTGCGTCAGCAGGGACAATCACCAAGTCTTGCAGCTGTCCACCCAGGATGGCGTCTACGTTCACGCCTGACACGGACAATCGAGACAGAAGATTGCGCGCAGTGTGAAGTTCGCCGAAGTTCATTTGCATCAGCGCCTCAAGCTCCGCGACCCTGGCCAGGGCGGCGTCGCGCTCTTTACGCATTTCATCCCAGTCCGCGAGGCGCTGCTCTGCCTGCTCTGCCCACGAATCGCGATCCGCCCGCAGCGCCCCGACGATGCGGTCGTGCTGTTCGAATAGGTCAGCGGCTTTCTCGGCGTACTCGACGATGGAAACGTCGCACCCTGTATCGCGGCCTTCGGCATCCTCGAAGCGCAGATCAACGTTGTCGCCGTCGATGTCTTCAGCGTCCATAGCGCCGATGTTGCGCAGGACGAACGCGACTTCTGCTACCTCCGGCCGATCCGCCTCTGCCTGCGCCGGGAAGTGTTGCGGCGCACCAAGTAAATCCTCTCCCTGCTGGCTGATCTCCCAGAGTGCCGGGCTGCGCTGAATGCGATTGAGCAGCCCGAGCTGAGTCAGCAGGTCTAGCCAGCGCCGGCCGATATCAACACCGCCCGATTCGAAGTCGCTGGCGCAGTCATAGAAGCGGCGCAGTTTGGCCAGCACCTTCTCCGCGAAAGGCGGTAGCACCGGGGAGGGTTGCGCCAGGGCGGCGCTGGCTTGATCCGGCGTTACGAACCAGCCGCTGCCATCGCATTCGCGGCAGACCTCGCCGACACAGCCTTCGCCTGATCCGTCACATTCGGAACATGCGTAACCGGTTGCCGGATCAGTTTCATATCCGCAGGCGCAAAGGTCGCCGGGCATCAGATCGTGTTCACCGCAATCCGGGCATCGGGTCGCGCAGGGCTTTGCATCTGCTGCACGCTCATCCCCGCCTGCCTGCTCTACCGCAGGATGTGCCGGGCACGGATGGACGAGGGAGCCGTCGCCAGAAGGGCAGGTGCATTCATTTGCTTTGTTCATGGGAGCTTTCTCCAGGCCTCGGTTTCGAGGTCAGAAACAGTTATCAGTCGGCGCCGGCGCTCGATGTTTTCGAGTTGCAGGACATTGCCCAGGCTGTCGATGACGACCCAGTGAATGCCGGTGGGAATGTGCAGGTAGCGTGCTGGCGCGGGGGAACAGAGGGCGTTTATGCGGCGGACTGCGGGGCTTTCGTCGAATGGCATGGCTCATCCTCCGGGTAGACCCGAACGCCATCGGCGCCCTGGGACTGGTTGATCGCCATCTGCTTAACCGCTCTCGCGATGCGCAGAATGTCGTCCGATGTCATAAGCTGGCTTTCTTCAGGCCAGCCGGTGACCGTCACACCGCAAGGGCGGTGATTCGCTGTTAGCTGGTGCATGGGGTTATTCCTGTTCGGAGAGAGAGTCGCGGCGCTAACGATGCCCGAACCTGATGCCGTGCTCGGCGGCGATCTTGCGGACAGTAGCGCGGTCGAGGTCCATTGCGTCTGCGGTGGCGGAGATAGTCATCCCCTTGTCTGCGCAGTAACGGACTGTTTGCGATAGCAGCCTGCGATTCTCTCGGCGGTTGCGTTCGAATGCGGAGTGTGCGGCGTCGGTCTGACCCGGCTTAGCTTTTCGTGCCGGTCTGCTGTTCGGCTTGGCGTCCCTGTCTCCCGACATGCCGATTGGGATAGATGCGATCTTTCCGCCGCTGGCTAGGAACGCATCTACCTGGCTGGCTATTTCGTCTCGATGCACATCTACAGGATGACGGCTGAAGTCGATCTGGCTCATGCCGCCTTCTCCCGAAGCTTTGCCTCGTACTCGTCGACAAGCAGCTTGAACGACCACAAGTCGGACTCAAGTTCCTCGATGTAGTCGTCGTCGCGCTTGAACTCTCGCCACCAGAGTTGACGGCCTACAGGCTCCAGCGCAGGGCAGTACATGCCGACGTGCCAGAACTTGCGGCCAGTGATCCACATGCATCCTTGAACCTGATCCATGATTCCGCTGGCGTCGTTGTCGATGTGGAAGGCGCGAAGCTTCTCCGGGGCGAGGAAGCACTTGTACTCGCTGCCGCCATCCTCGCCGATCAGTCCGTCAGCACTGGCGCCGAAACAGCCGTCGTCGGTTGTCACGAAGCCGGCGCGCTGGATGATCAGGCCTGTCTGAATCTCGTGCTCCATGCGGGCCTCTGGTTCCAGTTCGTGACCACGCTTCATCTGCCAGGTCTCGAATCCTCCATCTAGCGGCTGCCCGCTGATACGCTCAACGGCCAGCTTGAAGGCGTAATCCAGAGCGGCGGAAGTCGGCTGGCCTTTGTTGGCGCCAGATTTAAGCCTTGCGCGGGCATCGCCGAACATACTGGCGGTGATGCACCCGGCCCTGGCCTGGTGCCATTCGGGGCTTCCTTGGTCGCAGGTGATAATAATCATTTCTCTGTCCCCTCAAGAGCCTTGCCACGTTCGGCCGCAGCCGCTTTAACGCGCTCATAGCCAGTCGTGTCGCCGGCCGCGCGAAGCACCCCGACAGCCGCCTTCCAGATCGCGGCGAGTTCGTCCTTATCCTTGGCCTCTTCAATGCGCTCCAGAATGTCGATAACGACCCGCTGATCCAGAGCGGGCTGCTGCGATACGGCGCTGAACGCGTCATCGTCTTCGCCGTGGGTTGTGTAGTTGAGCAGGGCGCCTGCTGTGTAGCGCTTGCCGTAGCTGACCGAACTGGCCACGGCCTGGACGGCGTTCTTGTTGCCGCTGGTGTCTGCCGGAAGCAGCATCGAGGTGCGCTCGCTGTGACCGCCGCGGTGACTGAGGACGCCTTCAACTTCGACGCCTTTCTCATTGCGCGGGGTGCGGAATGTCAGGGCAAATCCGTGCTTGGCCAGGATCGGCTTTAGGCGCTCGTTGATGTCCTCCCAGAGCGCGTAGCTGTAGCGGCCATTCGCGTCTCCACGCTCCGCAATTGCGGGCAGTTCTTGCTGCATTGCAGCTAGCGCCTCGGTGTACTGCTGCTCTGCCTGTCTGGCCTGCATGCGCTCGTGCATAGCCATCAGGCGTTCGAGCTTCTCAATGTCACAGGACGGGTCTGAGGCAGCCTTCTGTATTACCTGAAGAACCGTTGCTGATTCTTGAATTGCTATGGGAGTATTGGAATCTGCCATAGGCTTCAGAGAGGTTTGCATGTCGCACTTCCTTCTCGTGGAATTGGGTTGAATGTGTGCAGCTGCGCCTTGGCCGCCAGATATGCCTGATGAGCCTCTTCGGGAGTTTTGAATAGGCCAAGGTGGTAGTACTTCTTGTCCTTGGCGATAGTCGCCTGCCATCCAGATGAATGTTTGCTAACGCCAAGAAACCCTGATTTGTTGCGCTTGCTCACCTTCCTGTTCTGCATGTTCTCTGCGTGAGTGCAGAGGCGAAGGTTGCTCCACGCGTTGTTGGCCGAATTTCCGTCTATGTGATCGACATTTCCTAAGGGCATTTCTCCGGTCATATAGAGAAAAGCGAGCCTGTGAGCTTTCTGTCTGCGGCCTTCAAATCTGATGTAAACAAACGCTTCTCCTTTTGTTCCTGCAAGATCTCCTATCTGCACCTTTCCTGGTGGTTTGACTTTCCATCTGAACTCTCCAGTCTCAGGGCAATAGCTAAGCAGGCGGCGCAGCTCTTCCTGCCGCTGTGCAACTGCGTTGCTCATGATGGGCCTCAGTAGTTGATTGTGATGTGAGGAACCTTGCGCTGAGCGATCAGGGTGACCGCCCGTCTCGCGGATGACTCATCCATGCCACCAGCGACGAACGCCGCCAACGCCTCGTTGTTGATGGCTTTCTTGTGGGCCTTGTCGGCTTCTCGGGCTGCTGCCTCGCGCTCGATCCTGGCTTGCTCGTCTGCCTGCCGTTGGCGCTCTGCGGCAGCGGCTTCTTCGGCGCGCCGCTGTGCATCACGCTCAGCCTGCTCGGCGCGTTGCTGTGCTTCCAACTTCTCGCGCTCCGCCTTCTCGGCAGCGAGTCGCAGTTCCAGTTCCCGGCGCTCGGCGGCAGCCTTTGCTTCGGTTTCGCGGCGAGCGGCGGCGTCGCGTTCTGCCTGGGCGCGTCGTTCCGCTGCAAGGCGCTCGGCCTCGGCTGCTTCGCGGGCAATGCGTTCCTCGCGCTCTTTCTGCTCGCGAGCAGCAGCTTCGGCGCGCAGTCGCTCCAGTTCGGCCTGCTCGGCTTCATACTTCTCGCGTGCAACGAGGGCTTCGCGCAGCGCGACCAGGGCCTTGTCCTTGGTACGGGCGGCCTCGGTTTCGAACTCTTCCCAGTCTGCGCCAATGGATAGGCCTTCCAGCCATTCAATGTTGGCTTTCAACTCGGTCGAATCTAGGTCTCGGCATTCCAGGCGCAGGTTGATCTGATCGATGCCGGCCTGGTGTTTGGCCTTGCGCATTTCCTCGCGCTGCTCCCACTCCGTTAGGGGCTGGCGTACCTCTGCCTGCCAGGAGTCCAGCAGGTCACGCATGCGCTTGCGCTCGGCATCGACCTTCTTCGGCACTTCCTTCAGGTCGGCGACCAGTTCCTTTCCTACGTTGTCCAGCGCCGTCTTCGAGCGGGCGACCTTGTAGGCGATGGAGGCGATGGCCTCTCTGCCCTTGCGGGTAGTGACGTCTGGCACGAAGCCGTCGATCTCTTCGCGAATCTTGGCCAGGAACGGGTCAAGGCCATTGACGGCCGAGTAGACTTGGAGGGCGGTTTCTTTGGCCGGCACTTCGACCAGTTGGGTTTCTGCGGACATGAGTGATCCTCGCCGCGCATGCGCAGCCAATGAAGGGAGGGGTTAGAAGGGAAAGGCGCTTACGGCGCCACTCGGCAGCGTCACCCCTGCGGGATGAATAGCGCTAGAAGCCGCTGCTGCGGGTGTTTTCTTCATTCCTCCCACCGCCCGCTGGGGAAGCCGCAGTTATCCGGATTACCGGCCTGCTGCGGACAGGTGCGTAGCTTCTGCGGTGATGATGCCGCCCCAGATCGGGCCGGCTGCCAGGATGAAGAGGTACAGCAGTCCTCCGAAGAGACTGCCTAGCCAGATTGCTGTGCGGCGGGTGTTCATGCTGCCTCCATGTAAGCGGCTATGAACTGCGTCGCCGCTTCAGCATTGATGGCGTTTCCGTAGGCGCGCAGTCGTCCCACTCGGGAGGGAGCCCCATGAGCCAGCGGGAATGCGCCGGGTTCAACTGGCCGCCACTTGCCATCCCGGCAGAGGAGCCAGTCAGCATCTGCCCACAGGCCGTTAACCGGGCCGGGGCTGCAATCGCTGCGAAGTCCTGCAGACGTTGCTGCACCTTCGAGCCGTCCTTGCGGGTCATCGACAAAGCCGATTCCGGATTGCCCGTCCGATCGTTCTGGCATGATGGTGTTGGCCATCC